CGTATTCTCAGCTTGTTTCCTAGCTTGAAGTTGGCGTTTCATGTAACCCGCCTTTTCCCCTTGGATTACTTTTGCAGTTTGGTCATGCAAATCACGGGCCACTTCGCCACTCGACCTACGCTTACTTGACCCTTTTACGATTATGTTTAAAGGCATGGCCGTACTATACACTTTTTACCTCCGCCATTAGACCAAAGAAAAAGGGACGGCCTACCCCAAGACCGTCCCTCAAATGGTAACTGACTTACCAAATTTTACTACGGCGTAATTGAACCGATAGCTTTTGCGTTGAGTACGCAAGTGGTGCCGGTAAAGGTTACATAACCTCTTTTACCACCACCGCCGATATCATCGAGATCGACTGCGGTTACTCCGTCCATTACCTTCAAGGAAACGGTATCGTCTCCGGGAAGAAGGAAAGCACTCTTACGAACCAAAGTATTTGGATTCGCACGGGTTCTTTGAAGAAATAAAGCCGGAATCACGCTCACAATTCCGTAGTCCGATTTGTACTCTACGACTGACAAGGATATCGAAGCCCCACCACTTACTTGTTGGTTGAAGCGTGTAGCCCCTGAGTTAGTGCGGGTGAAATCTGAGATGGCATTAATGATATCCGGTCCGGCGAAAAGCCTATAGTTGTTCTTAATTCCGGATGCTTCATAAACTGCTTGTAACATCGCACGGAAGTTTGCACCACCGGAGTTCTCAAGGAGTGTATTGCTTCCCATTGTGATACGACTTCCGGCTACGGGTCGGTAAGCAGAAGCTTGACCGTTAAGTCCGTTTGCGTTCCAAATCGTACCGGCTCCATTACCGGGGTTTGACCATGCACCAAGACCGGCTGAGATATCGCCCAATGTAGCAGTAGCAGATGCACCGGCTTCATTGGAACCGATCATCACTTCGATGCTTCGCTTGAGTTCTAAAGTAGCCTTTGCTTTTGCTTCAGCATATGGTGATGCCAAACCGGCAATCGCAATACGCTCGCTCAATGGGGAAACGGTGAATCCGGAACGAAGTTGTTGGATTCTGTTTCCTGCACGAACTTTATTGTTAAATTTAAACTGAAAGTCTCCATCCCCTGTCTGACCGGGTGATCCGGTAGAAGTTGAACCTCCGGTGCTGAACACAAGGTCAGTACCATCAAGTACGGGTTGAATATCGGGGGCCCCAAGATCATCTATGTTCCACTCCGTAAGCATTGCATTAGGGGCACTACTTTGCGGTAGTAAAGAATATAATGGTGTTTCTTGTGGCTCGACTCGTTTTAGTTGGTCAGATAGGTCTTCTCTAGCCCCACGGGCTGAGTTCATGTTATATGCGGTTGCTTGTGCCATTTTATTTTTCCTCTGTATCTAAGAATTGACTGAATGTTTGTATATCGACATTCCCATTTCCAAGAATTGAAGAACGATCTTTTCGTTTAGTCGGGCGAGGTGCGGTGGTAGGTGCGACTGCTTTAGGCGGTTTAGCTTTCTTAGGTGCCTTAGCTTTTTTAGCTAGACTAGCCCTATGCTCAACTGCCAACAGACCTTCAGTTAGGTAACCAAAAATCATTTCAGCATTAGGCATTTGGTGGATTAACTTTAACTCCGGCATATTTTTTCCTTTTGTATACACCTCATTAAGTTTTGATTCATCATCTCCCATCCACGGAAAATAGCTTGGTAAACTTGCATCTACCCTAGCTTTCATTTCAATATGTTTCTGACGCTCGGGGATTTGAATTGTTAGAGCTTCATCTGCTTGACGGAACACTTCATTGATCCGCTCTGCATCATACTCTTCCCCTTCGTGTTCAACATAATCTTTACCTAGATGTTTCATTGCAAATTGCTTTGCTCTGATTGCCGTATCCTTAAACTTATTTAAACCTTCTAGAGTGTCTATATCACTCAAGCTATTTGTTTGGATTGCTTGCTCTTGACGCTCTGATTTAACTCTAGCGAGTTCTTCTTCAGCGTTTTTTGCCCGAGCGGTAAGCTTAGATATCTGACGAAGCATCTTCTGCTTCCCTTTATCTAACGGTTTTACATCTTCTTCCGTTTCCTCTTCTGACTGTGAAAGAACATCCTCCTCCTCTTCGGATTCGGGAACTTCGTCCGTCTCTTCGTATTCTTCTTCTACTTGTTCAGTAGCTTCTAAATCCGGAGATTCGGCTTCGGTTGGTTCGGCTTGTGGCTCAAATAATTGTGCCAAGTCCGGTTGCGTTTGATTTACTACCTCCGTTTGAGTCGGCTCGGTGGCATCCGCCGTTACGATTGTTTCATCCATTCTACTAAGATTTGAGGGATTAGTATACCCATACTGCTCAGAATTGAGCCAACTACATCCATACCAAAAATTTAAACTTACCTAGACCGTTTAAATTCAGTCCATGCTCCTTGGTACCTTTCGTACTTCCCACGACTATCGGGAATATCCGGGTAAATCTTAATCGTTTTAGATGGTAAAGCTTCTCTCGGGATAATATACCAAGCCGTGCCATTTCGATGGTCTGCATATCCCGCGAACATATCAAAGTTTTTGTTAACCCGTTTGTTCACCCCTACCCCAAGGCTGAACATATACCGCCGGATACCCTTGTCTTGAACTCCTTTAGTTCCTTTAATCTGTACACGGTAGCTCTTCGCCCCGTCCATCACAACGACATCATAAGGGAGATTATCCCCGACTGTGTCGCATACTGCGAGCCCCCGCTTTAACGCTTCCGCAATAAAAAGTTGCTCGTAGTAAACTCCATCAGCTTTGTTTGAGTTTACCATCCGGGTAGTACGGCCCACCCAACTCAACTAACATCTGATCCATCTGCTCGATCTTTCCGGCTAAGTTGGCTAATGCTTGAGGATTCTCTAACATCTCGGGCCTTTTAAATTCTTCTAACAAGTTCTCCCTGTTGTGAGTAAAATATTCTAAGATCGCTTTAAACTCGTCAGTATTTTTTAACGAATCTATTGCAACTTCAACGGTCAATGGTTTATTTGCACTCATCCCATTGAAGCCGGAGGCATATTACCGGGGGCAGTCCCTAGTCTGCCAATTTGTGCGTTCTTTTGTTGCTCAACAATTTGTTGCAACTGCCCCATATATGTTTTCATCCGAGCTTGGAAAGCTTCGTCTTCTTGAAATCTTTTTTGGTTGTCTTGCCCGGGTATCTCTTCAGTCCCTTGTAAATAATTTTGAATCACTTGCATACGGAGTTGAGCGTTTGCATTTGGTGGTGCGTTTACCACCTGACCGGAAGCAATCTTTGCGATATCTGCGGAAGTCTCTTCCTCTTCTTTCGCAACCGCCGTTTCCTTTGGTATTATCAAACGGGTTGCCAAGTTCGGGTCCATTGACTCAACAAATATTCTAGCAAATTCACCGAAGTCTACTTGGCCATTGCGGTCAAATTGAGCTAATATAGCCCCTAACTTCTCTAGCTTCATGGCTTGCTTCTCTTCATCCGCATTAATGGTATTCCAAGTGAGATCGACATCATAGCGATTACCGGTGGCATCCATTATAATCTCAGCCCCTTGCTGATTGTTAGTCACCCGGAACCATATCTTATCATCCCCGTAAGCTTTCTGTAACCGCCAAACATGACTTATAACTTCTTTCCAACCTTTAAGCCACTTATCTACCATGTCTTGCGTGTATACATTTGCCCCAACCGCATCGGCTTGATCTGTAGGCCGTCCGGTCATCTTGTAACTTTGTTGGATCATGCTTTGCTCCACTTCGGTGGAAGCGGGATGTGGGCGAGGCGTTTCCATATAGCCGACCTCCCCACGCCTACGCACGGGAATCTTTGCCCCCGGACCGATCATAGCGGGCTGACGGCCCACCATATATTCAAGCGGGGGAACCGTACTTAAACTTGCTTGGTCACGCCGTGAGTCACGCTCCGTCTTAATACCATGCTCGTACCCACGAAGTAACTCAGGCCAACCTCTAGAATCAAATAACCTCTGACTGATCCTTTCTCTAGGAAATGCTACGAATGGATAATGGGCCGGATGTGTTTTAATGACTTGGTGAGTCGCGTATAAATCATCTTCTCCACGCTCCGTAAAACAAGTCATGCTCATTACCGGAACCCCGTTTGAGTCCACCTCCCGTCTGTATGCACAAACGATCTCAATCAGACCGTCATAGTTTTGCAACATCTCGACATCTCGGGTCGGGAATATATGCGGGTGAGTTTGACGGACTGAGGGTTGATCACCGGTAAAAACCTCGATAGCATTGTTGACGAACTCTTCGTCCCAACCATCTGAGTGGACTTTTCCTTTTAATTCTTCCGGTGTGAAATAGTGCAGACAATATATACTACGGGCCGATTGTAGGTCCATTACATTAGAGTCAATTAATATGTCTCGGCCGAGTTCATATGTCTGCAAATATGGGCGGTTACAGATTATCTCATTTGCAGTAATCTCTACTGCTTCCCCATTGAAAGCTTGCTCGATCTTCTCAATCAAATCCGGGTCAGCTATGTCGGGTTTATTATTCTGCATAATCTCAGAAGCAGTAACAAAGTCACCGTTCTCCACCGCTAAAGTTACATCCGGGTCACGCATGATATCCATCATAGTCAACGGGCGGTATACTTTTTGTACCTCCCGTTTCCAATAAATACCCAAAATCCCTAACCCTTTTTCTAAAATATGATTGGCTAAAATCTCAGACTCTTTCGGTAACTCATCCATCTGAGCAAACATTAACCAACGAAGGAATTGCGTAACCAACGAAGCGGAAGCAATATCGTTAGATTCCACGGGCGAGGCTACGAGATTACTTTTCTTCAAAGCACTCTTTAACATCGCAACAGACTGATTGATCAATCCGTCCGTATGGAAAATCTCTAAGTCACTAGCATTGTCCCACGGCCATGCATCTTCTCCATGCTTACGCCCGTCTTCTGATTTGTTGGGCCATAAGTTAAAACGAACATTCCTATTGTCGTCTGCCCTCGTTATCCACCAACCTAGATCGTCACGGACCCGGTTGAAGTCATCTCTTAACTCTACAATGTCAGGTTCATCTGCAAAGACCCGAGGTTTATGTTCGTACTCACTCATCTCATACTTTTCTTACCCCGGCACTTCCACTTCTTTCTAGACAAAGTGTTAGCACAAGGTGGTTTCTTACATTTCTTAATACCGGCGGAACGGGCACAATACGCATCCCCCTTCTTAGTACCCGGCCTAATCCGATCTCCCCCGCTTTTAGCTTTGCCCGCTTGGCCATATGATACTTTCCGAGTTCTACCGGTTTTCGGGTTCTTAACTACTTTTACGAACCGTTTACCTTTTGAGGGCTTTGGCATTATTTCTTTTTAAACCCACGCTTCATGTTAGCGTAGGCACTTTTAGATATAGTAGACTTTGATTTAGGGCGACTTGTACCACTCTTCTTACGAGCATTAATATTATCGTACAGACCTCTCTTTTTTTTCATCCGGCAAGTATACCTATTATTTTAAATTATTAGACCGGAACCTAAGTTTGCGTAAAGCATTAGTCTCGATCTTCTTAATGCTCATAGTATCGCACCCACAAAAGTCAGCGATCTCCTTATGGGAGTATTGAGGTATACTCCCCGTTTCTAAATGTGTTAATCCCGCTTCACACGACATTAACCTTAACATGATGTCTATTCTCTCTCCCCGTTCTTTCTGACTCTCATTCCATTTGATACAAATCTTCTTCAACAAATCTTACTTTCACAACGCTTCGGGGTCTCGGTTTAACATCGATCCTTTTGATTACACGAACTAGCCGATCTCCCACTTGTGCCAAAATTAATCTTTCGTTGGGCACTAACTTTATTACCGTTGCGTCAAACACCGTCTGAGTATTGAAGTCCTTCTTCCATCTCGTTACGGTCTTTCGACTTATATTCATTTGCTTTGCTACACTTGTGACGCTCTCGCCGGTTTGTAATAACAATGCTACTTTTTCTTTTACCTCGGGTTTGTGCTTATTAGCCATCAATATCCTCCTGTTCCTGTTCCTACCATATCAGACTCATCATAATACTGATGATTCATTATACACGCATACCGCAAGCAGTCTATCGGGTCCTTTGCCGGATGCTTCAAGTTAGAGTCCGCCGGCCAATTCTCCATGCATAATATCAAATTCCGACAACGGGATGACACCATTAGTCGGGGCTGATTGCTTGCAGATAATTCTTTGCTTTGGTCCCATGCTAATAATGATTGAATAGATTGTACACCGGTCTCGATATCCAACGCTTCTGCCGGGTGGACCACGATCCCGGCATCTGTTAAATCATCAATATAGTTAGATGTCCCATCTGCACTTGCATAACTTGCAGAACCTAGTCGAGGGTCAATATATCTCATTACATTCCTACCCTCTTCCATATCTCTGATTACTTGGGCATAATCATTTATACCAAATCCATTAGACCTAGCACCCTCCCCGCTTTTCCCGTGGTCACCTGATGCCGGATCATACCAAACGCCTTCCTCATAGAAGCACGGATATTCGTCCACCACCCAATAAACCCCATGCGGATCGATCCCGATATGTAACATGAACCAAGGCTTGGCTCCTGCGGGATCAATCGAGGTGAGCCATATGGCCGGATTGGTGTCCGGGTCCGTTAAGATCGGGATGTCTTCCGGATCGATTATGTTCTTATCGGTAAATTTTGCGAACACCGTTTCAGCACTTTTAGTTGGCACTCCGTAGGCCCTACACAAAATTGTGTCCCTACTTTCCCCTTCCAATTGCTTCTTCATATGCTCCCAACCTCCGTACACATTCTCAGCAGTATGGAAGTATACTACCGAACTAGCCTTGCGGAGTGGTTGTTGTACCAAGGGTACCGGTTCATCGTCCAATAACTCCGCTTTACCCCACTTCGTAGTGGTGGCCCCCGCTAGTAAAGACTTTACCGTGGGGCTCCACCCCGTCACGGCGGTGAAGCTAATGAGGCCCTTGGCTCCCCGGGTAATTAAACGGTAGCGTAATGTCTCTAACCAAGATAAAGGTATAAGCTCGTCCGCCCAAAATCCTATATTGTGTGTACCTTCAGCGACACCTTGTTCCCATGTTGGGACTCCGATCTCTCCACCTTCAACCGTTGTGATGTCTTGTGACCAATTTCTAAAAATGACTTGGCTTCCGTTAGGTAGTGAAAACTTCCCGGCCGTAAATCCATTACGAAGACTAAACACGACATATCCGACTTTAGACCTACCTAGATTCTTATACTCGGCCGGCAGATATTTATATATAGCCTTTTGTTGGACTTGGATACTATTCTGCATATTCTCCGTTAGGCACCACACAATAGTATTGGGGTTATTGACTACACACTCGACTACACGCTTACTACAAATTTCTGTTTTCGATGCACGGTTACCCCCCATAAGTAGAATCTCAGAGTGATCCGCTAGTGTGTCATCGAATAGCTTCCAATTGTCCGGCTCATGCCCGTAGCGGTATGGGTCATCCTTTTCTTTTTGGATAGCCTCTTCCCGCATCCGATGAAACTCTAGGAGCTTATCTTCGCCCATGCTAATCATCTCCGACTTTGACGGAATTGGCAACAGGGGGTGATTAGTCCAA